CGGAAATTGGAACGAGGAGAGTATGTCAGAGGATTGTAGGGTGGAACTTGTGTGGTCGGGGGGCAAACCCCGTGTCGTCACCATGTATTCATCTGAAAACACTCGAGTGCTAGCCCCGTTGCATTACAGTCTCCATTCTCATATTTCCAGAATGGGGTGGCTACTGGTCGGACCGCCAACCGATCGGGATGTCGCGAAGCTCAATGGAGCCGACTTCCTTTCTTTTGATTATAGTTCGGCGACGGACAACATTAAAGTTAGGTATGTTCAGGCTGCAGTTGAAGTTTTAAAAAATAAGGCAAAGCGGTTAACAGAAGAAGAGTGCGCGGCGCTCGATATTTTGTGCAACCTAAAATTGGAGGGCGGTTATGCGCAGACGGGTCAGCCGATGGGCTCCGTCATGTCATTTCCGCTTCTTTGTCTTATAAATAAAACCACAGTCGATCTATCCATGGATAGGCTGCTTGGTAGCCGTAGCATTACTTTCCCGGAGTGGTCATCACATAAGTGCTTGATCAACGGAGATGACCTCCTTCTTCGTGAACCTAGGCCCGGGATAGGAATGCGAGACATTATGACGGAAGAAGGTAGCCACATTGGTCTTGTGGTTAACCTAGAGAAGTCAATGTCTGACCCTTCGATTGGCGAGATTAATTCCACTCTTTTTGAGAATGGAACTCGACGAAAGAAGTTTAATGCGGCGGCAGTATGGATGGACAGTGGTGTTAACGACGTTCTCGGCTATGCTTGGGAGTCATCGAGCGATCTCGTGACTTTCAAGAAGCTTGTGCGTAGCAATGCGCATATTCTTGCAAAACAAGAAGAGAAGAATCTTTATTCGCTACCTTGGGCGGCTCAGGCCGTTTGCAGGAAGGATGCGAAGATTCGGAGGGCTCTTACGAGTGCTCCCGCCGAAAAACGCCCGATCGAAGCTGGGGTTTTTCGAATGGCTGACAAGCCTGAAGATTATTGCCTTAGTAGAGAGGAAGAGAATGAAATAATATCCGAGAAG